TTTTCTTAGCCTGACTTTTACTTGCGGCTCGTGAGAAGATACCACGCTCTCCAGAGTGACTGTTATAAAGGCTTGTCCATTCAGAAAGAAACTGTCCAATATCTGGTTTAGTAATGTAAGCTGCTGAGTTGTTAGCGAGTGCTCTTTGTCCATTGTGTGTCCACCAATCTCCTGATTTTGCATGACGCATCCTATCGTCTTCTAAGTCTGACAGACTAATCATTGCTGATCGTCTGACTCCACCCACAACAACAACTTCCCCGATTTTGCAGAGAATATCATGACATTCGAGAGATGTGAGTTTCCTACCAGTGGCTCCTCGGAACTTGTCAATAACAAATCTAAAAAGTTCATCCAGAGGTCCTGGTCCAGAAGCTCTACCTCCGAAAGTCTTGAGTCTGGCTCCAGCGGGACGGATTCTGCTAAGGTCGTACTTTGCAATTTCCCCAGAGTATAGTAGAGCGATGAGTTGGCGTAGTGCTTTAGCCCATCCTTCTTTCGAATCTGCAACAGAAATAATAGTCTCAGAAGTAAACAACTGGTCTGGCACTTCAGGTAGTTCATTAACATACTTTTGCTCCACAGAGAATCCTACACCTGTACCACAGAGCAGGATATACATTGCTTCATCGAAGGCTTTAGGGTCATCAATAGGCAGGTAGCTACAGTTATAGCCAGCAGTGTTGTCACGCTCTAGCGCCTTGCCTGCGGTCATGATAGCCCTCATAGAAGGCATCACTTCCAAATTGATGATTGCATCCTTGAGTTCTTTATACAAGTCATCAGTCATCTTGTAGTTGTGTTTGTCTTGCAGGTGCTTATACATAAACACCATATAGCGATTGACAGACTCGTGCCAATGCTCACGCCGATTCATCTCAGGTAGGAACCGACTGTATCGTGACTTTGCAATAAACTGCTGATAATAATCCATGTTCTTATTCTTCCCAGTTAACAAGTTTCTCTAATCTATCTACTTGGTCTTCAATAACATCATCAAAGCGTTCAATTATATCCTCTGAACGGATTGACAATTCCTCTATGATGGAAATTTCATCCCACCGTTTCATCCTTTCTTTTATTTCCTCTAATGTCAGGGCCATATATTATATCACACTTTTCTTAGTTCGTCCACGCTTTTTTACTACTGGCTTGTCCAGATAAGTTACTGCCTTTTCCAAGCCTGTCTCCCAGTCTGCATAGTGGTCCCACCAGATACAGGTCATGTTGTCGTACCAATAGGTAGCCTCTGAGACTGGATACCAGCGCCAACACGCCATTGTTTCATCACCTATTAGGTCCAGTGTCTTGACACCTACGCTAGCGGCACAGTGAGCAATTGCTGAGTCCACAGAGATAACTGCATCAAGAGTCTGTATCTTATCAGCAGTCGCTGTCCATGATGGACTATTAAGGAATCCTTCACCTAACTGCAGAGACACGAAGTCAAACTCTGGATGCCTTGCTATGAACTCATCAACGATATCTTTCGGTATCTGCTTTGCAGCCATGTTCCATGACTTGTTGTTGGTGCTGTAGAAAATACCAACCAATGGCTTAGACCGTACAGGTTTAACTATATCAGGATTACGATAGAGTCCCTCTGCACCATACCAGCGGTCTACAGGCTTTGCTTCAATGACACCATGCTCCATCAGAAGATAAGGCATCGACATCATCTTGACCCTATAGGAACTAGGAGGACACTCCCTAGACTGCTGACTGTACATGATTGACTTATCCATGCGTTTCAGTAGCCCTGAGATAGCATCTGGGTAGACACAGTGTACACCACTAGCAATCTTCTTAATCAGAGGTATGAAGCGAGAGAACTGAATCATGTCTCCCCAACCAGCCTCTGACCAGATGATTACATTGCGTCCCTTGATACTTTGTCCTGGCATCCATATAGGTGCTCTATCGAAGTTAGTCCTGTGTCCTGGGAACTTAGCGGCAGGATTCCAGAAGGCATCAGGCAGTGCTCTAAGTTCGTGCAGCTTAAAGCCATTTGCCCAGTCTCCTTGTCTGATTAGGTTCTGCCCTCGCTTGTAGTCCCTATCAGCATTAGACCAATCAATCTTTGTAGTACTTGTCACCAACGGCATCGTAGTTCTCTATCATGAATTCAAGGTAGTGTTTGGCTTTCTCTAGGTCTTCTTTACCGTTCTTCTTACGGTGTCGCTGTACATACTTAATTACATTACACGACCAAGGGTCTAATCCCCACGCTAGCATGGCTTCCCAAGGCTCAATAGTGCCTTTATAGTGCGTTCCTCCCACTTGCTTAGACTTTATGTAATCTTTCAGTGTGGTCGGTCTGTTGTCTTTCCAGACTACTCTGTTCCAGTCTTCTGGTGTTGCGTTATCAATGCTCATACTTTTTCCTTAGATAGTTTAGTGAGACAGGCATCTCATCAAAGCTGCCGTTGTTTACCTCATGCAACATCCAAATACCACGCCAGTACTTGTTACCCTGACTACCTAGATAGTCCTCGTCATGCAGGTAGCAGCAGCCACTGAACAATCCAGTAATCTGTGAACCATCTGCTCGGTTGGAGTAGGCAATCTGTCTATTCTGTACATGGCCCATCACAGCACTCATGTGCTTCTTAGCGAGTAGTGCTGCAGCAGATGCTACAGGACGCCCCATAACGCCAGAAGTAAAATAATGAGCGTACACAACCCCATCAATAACAACAGGTTCAAGGTACGGTGCAACTTCCCAACCATAATGTTCGTACTTAAGATCACTGAGACTAATAGTTCCGTCAAGTTTAGGGTCTCCTTCGATAGCCCTGGAAATTCTTTCTTCATGGTTTCCAAGGGTGAGAACCATTCGGGGTCTATATTGTCTATCCTTATTTCTTCGTGCTCTTTCATTGTATTCCTTAATTGGTGCTAGCAACATCTGCATTGCTTTGTTAGTTACTTCAATGTCAGTCTTGTAGCGTCTGCCTTCAAAGCTCTTCTTACCGACATCATAACTAGAAAGGCTAGGCATATCAGCAAAGTCGCCAATCTGAACGATTACATCTGGCTGCTTCTCTACTAGATACTTTCCAACCCAGGTAAGATAACTAAGGTCAACACCGTCCTTGACTTGACAGTCTGGGATTATGGCATGAACAGTCATTACTCTTCCTCTTCTTCAGGAACCTCATCATTTACAATATACTGGTTTGGCCCAAGCGTGTCAAACAGATTTGAATCTCTTTCCATACCGTAAGGATCTTTAATGATAACTCGGTCACGCACACCTTCATAACCTGTGCTCTCTAAGAACTTGCAGAATTGCCACAGAATGGGAACCCAGGTGATACCATCTTCAAAGTAGTGTCGTGCCTTGACAGTGCTAGCTTCAGGACACACACCAAATCCTTGGCCTTTCTCTGAGTCATAAATAAAACGATACACATTACTCATGTTTACTCCTTAGTAAGTTAAAGAAATACTCTGCATCTACAACTACAAGAGGGCTGGACCGATTCTGTTTAATAACGACAATAGGTTCGTGTCCTCCTGCATTTCCCTTTGCTTGTTCGTAATAACCGTATACTGAGATAGTTGCTCTGGACTTGCATTCCACACTGATTGGTAAGACCCGTCTGGCTGCTGGACTAAATAGCAGGTCCTCCCCCGACACGCCCATACTAACTGAGCGTACATCATCGTGCTCCAGATTGAACTTTGACAGGATTAGGTCTCTTACCCACTTTTGTAGGTGTCTTCCTTTGGACTTGGCGCTGCTGGGTTTCAAAGACCACTTCCTTTCTTATCTTAATCCACTGCTTAGGGATGTGCATACGGGCATTGCTACTGTCCATACTGACTGTACTAGCGATACATAAAGCATCATCGGTCTCATCTACAATCCATCCTATAGTGTGGCATAAGTGTACTTCAGCTTTGACTCCCTCCTGCCACTCTACATCTGCTACTGCGTCAACCCACTGGATGTATTGAACAGGGCTGGTGACCAAATCTGATTTTCTTTTCTTCGAATCCATAACAATTGTCCATTCTCCAAGACTCTGGTTTCATCGTTGTCGTATGCCTTCAATACTGCCTGATACATATCTTCTTCGGTGATACAGTCCTGAAGAATCTTCTCAGCTTTCTTTGGACCAATACCTCTTAGACCAATAATATTATCAACCCTATCGCCAGTAAGAATCTGCGTATAAAAATGTTTGATAGCTGCTTGGTCATCAACAAAGTATTTATCATCTTTAATAAAGTTGTAGTGCCAACCACGAATCATATCTAAGTCTTTGTCGATAGACATGATTACGAAGTCTTCTGTATCCTCAAACTCATAAGCCCTGATACCGATAGCATCATCAGCTTCTTGATCTTCTTGAACTACACAGCCCCATGCAGAGATAAGATACTCACGGATAAGGTCGTAATGGATTGGCTTATCCGCTGTACGATTACCTTTGTACGGGGCTGTTACCGCTACCTCTTTCCTGAAGTTGTTGGAGCCAGTGAGATAACCTTGGTAATCACCTACCCAAGGCTTCATCACTAACTCCTCCATGAACTCGGCTGTTCGTGCTACGCAGATTTTATCGCTCACATCCTGAGAAGCGAATCCGATACGATAGCAAACGATGTCAGCGTCAATCAGTGCAAGCATTTACTTCTTCAGGAATGTTGCCATTGCTTCTAAAGCCTGAGCAGCTTGCTTCTTGCTGCTGAACTCATTATCGTTGATTGTGACAGAACCATCTGCTCTAACTGAGAAGCGAAATGTTTCATCCCAACCAAGGACACTGAGACCTGGAGTGCTAACCTCAAACGATGACTCTACAGGTGATACCTTAAAAGACATCTTGGGGTTTGTTGCTACTACTTTCTTTGCCTCAGCCATAGTTAGACCCTCTCAATGGCATAGCCATGTTGGTTGATGTTACGGCTTAGACCTTTAGTGCGAAGATACTTACGCAGCGTGTTACGAGCAAGGTCATACGACTTAAAGCCTTTAGCAAACAACTTGAGAGACAACTTACGGTTATTGAGTTTTACAATGTACATACTTTCTCCTATTAAAGAACATCACTATCAACTGTAACTGCATCGGACTTGTCATACACTACTAAATCAGTAACAACTAACTTGTCGATACAGGCCATTACACCACTCTTGTAACCCTTACCAGCGGGATACTGATAGGGCTTAATTAATGCCACACCTTTGCTGCCATTACCTACCTTTGCAGTAATCGGATTACCATCAAGGTCGGTAGTCTTGATTGGAAAATTCGAAGACTTAGCAGTGATGAATCGTCCCTTCTCAGGTTGTCCATCTTTGGTGCGTACATTAATTCCCATCGTCTTCAGCACATCAACTGCGCTGTCGCTTAGATTACACAGGTCTACCTGATACTTGCCTGACAACTCGTTAGGTGTATCCAGGAATGCCCACATAATTTCTGCTTGCACTTTTACTGGTTTCACTTCCATTCACTTCTCCTTTTTAAAAGACTACATAAATATTATAGCACATCAGTGGAGTTTGTCAACATCCTTTGGTGATGATTTCATATCGTGAAATAGAGCCATCATAAAGGCTGTGCTAAAGATAGACTTTAGGTCTTCCATATCTGAGACAGAGGTCTTCATGCTAACTGTTCTGTCCTTCTTTATGCACAGGAATACGACATCTTCCATATCATCCCAGAATTCATCGTCTTTGTCTAGTGGGTGTTTGCCCATGTTTTACCTTTCTTGTATTCACCATCTAATGGGCATCGTAGTCCCAGTTTAACACCAGCTTGCTTGATACTGCTTACTGCTAAATCACCTACTAAATCTGCGTCTTCCTCTGAGCACTCTATTTGCCACTCGTCATGCACATTGGCTACGAAGTTTGCCTTCAAAGACAACTTCTTAATCCTCTCGTCCAGAATGACAAGAGCCTGCTTCATCACTATCGCACCAGCACTCTGGAGTAGCGTGTTAAGTGCTGCGTGTGCGGAGCGAACCTGTAAGACCCTACCGTCCAGACCTGATAGCGTCCCTTGTTTTTTGAGTTTTTCTTCAATAGTGTCTCTAAGCGTCTTGAGAGCCGGAGTGTTATGAAGAAAATTGCTGATGAGTTTTTGTCCTTCTTTCTCTGAACCACCAACAATTTTCCCGATCTTGGCAGCCCCTGCCCCGTATAGTAAAGCGTAGATGAATGTCTTTGCTTGCGCTCTAGTCTGAAGACCTGCCGCAACTTGGTTTTTGGTGTGGATATCACCTTCAACGATTTCTTTAGCATACTGTGCATCCTTCATGTAATGTGCAAGCATTCTTAATTCTAACGATGAGGCATCAGCACCTACCAATACCTTACCTTCATCCACTGTCCAGCAATCCCTGCACTCTTGGCCCCAAGGACTGGAACTACTAGGGACCTGAGCCATGTTTGGACTGTGGTGCGTCATTCGTCCTGTGACTGCTCCATTGGTGATGACCTTACCGTGAACCCTGTGCTCGTCAGATACAAACTTAAGCCATGACTCAACCTGAGCCACCCGTTTCTGAAGCAGTAAGTACTCGGCCATGAGTTTTGCTTCTGGTATATCAACTCCATCCAAGACTGATTCATCGACAATCACCTGTCCTTTCTCAGTGTACTTAGTAGGCTTCCATCCCTTCTCAATCAAGCGTTTAGCAATCTGCTGCCGTGAGCCTGGATTGAATACTTCTACATCATCCTTCAACTGCTTGCCAGTCTTCTCGCTGATTCGCTGAGTAACAATCGGAGGAAAGACAGACTGCAAGTCCTCTTCAATGTCAGACAGTCTGCGCTTCCACTGACCAAGCAGGCACATAGCCTTGACCGTATCAAGTTTAAATCCATGCCTTTCCTGCTTTGCTATCACTGCCTGAACCTGATGCTCCAACTCAATTGAAGTTTCTTCAAAGCCCTTCAACTCCCTGAGCAGGTAGTGATACAACTCACCACAGATTGTCACATCTTCCTGGCAGTACTCAACCATTACTTCTGTTAAGCCTCCATCGAAATCTTCGAACTCCTTCTTGGCCCTTCCTACTAGACCTGCGAGGTTCCCAAGGCTGTGTCCCTTGTCTCTGGTCGGATTTGATAGTCTTGACATAACCAGTGTATCCCGTACTTGGGACATCTTGATCGAAGTCTTCCAGACTCTGTTCAGTACTGGAAAGTCGAAGCAAATCCCGTTGTGAGCTACTATCAGTGTTGCCTTCTGAATAAACTGTCGAAAACTTCCTGCTTCTGTCCATGTCTTAACTTCCTTTGTATCTAAATCATAGGTGCAGCAACACCAAATTCTGTCGTGCTTGGTGTTAGTTTCTATATCAAGTGCAACTCTCATGTATGTAGATTCCATTTGCTACTGTGTTAAATATTTTACCATATCCTAAACCTTTTAGCAAGTCATCAAAGTCCTGGATGTGTCCCTCATTCTCAACGCAGATAACCTTTGGCCTTGCGTTCATGTTCAATAGCACTGGGTAGTCAAAACCTTCGATATCCATACAAAGTAAATCAGGGACATATAAACTGTTGAACAAGCTGTCGATTGTAACAACTGGAATCTCTTTGACTTCACGAATACTAAAATGTCGGTACTTATCTACAAACTCAGACACTTTCGTAAAATCAAAACTATTCCTACCTGAGAAGGCATCAATCATGTAGAAAGGCGCAGTCCCTATTGAGCAGCCAACACCAACATTCAAGATATTATCCTCTGGTCTAGCGTCTTCAAAGGCAAGGATGTGGTTAGGGTTAGCCTCTACGCATACGCCTCTCCAGCCACGCTCATACAGCAGCGCAGTGTTGCTGATGTTAAATGGATGATGTGCGCCTACATCGAAGTACTTGCCTTTCTTGATGCCTAGTTTATGAAACACATTCAATAGGATAAGGTCCTCTCCAAACTGCGAGTAAGTCTTATCACCAAATGCTTGGTCAGGATGACTCATAGTTCCTCCACCACAGTCTCAGTCATGCGTCCAGTAATCCTGTCATAGTACAGTCCACAGGCAGGGCCAGTCAATCCACTGAAGCGATTCTTCAAAACCCTGACTCGTGTTGTGTGACGCTCTTTCAAGTCCTCAGCCTGTCCGTTACGCTCCAGACCTAGCACCATGTCGGATAACTGACCAATCGAACCTGAGCCTCGTAGAGCAGACAGAGAGGTGCTTGCTCCTTCCTCGTGTCCCTTGCCATCAGGACGCTTGAGATGCGAGACACAAAACAAAGCAATGCCAGTCTCTTGCACAATCATTCGCAG